TCCTGGCAAAGTGTTTCGTCGCCAAGCAGGTGTTCCAGGAACAGCCATTAATGGTTTAAAGTTCCCTAACACCTCCCAAGAAAATATGATGATGTTCGATAAGTTTAGGCAATTAGCAGATGAGCAAACAGGTATTCCTAGTTATTCTCATGGACAAACAGGTGTTCAAAGCATGACTAGGACTGCCTCTGGCATGTCCATGTTACTTGGTGCTGCTTCACTTAATATTAAAACAGTTATTAAAAATCTAGATGACTTTCTTTTAAAGCCTCTTGGAGAAGCTTATTTCCAATGGAATATGCAATTCTTAGAAAGTGAATTAAATGTTGAAGGCGATCTAGAAGTTAAAGCAACAGGAACAAATAGCTTGATGCAAAAAGAAGTACGAAGCCAAAGGCTTACTACTTTCTTGCAGACAGCTTCTAATCCTGCTGTAGCTCCTTTCATTAAAATTAATAAGCTTATTAGTGAACTTGCTTTTAGTTTGGATCTTGATCCAGATGAACTTCTGAATGATCCAGAAGAAGCAGCATTAATGGCTCAGATTATAGGAATGCAAAATGCTGGACAAGCAACTGGCGCGGAAGTTGGCCCCACTGGTCAAGAACAAGCAGGAATGGGAGCCACTGGAGGAGTACCTGAACAGCCTCAAGAACTTGGAGCTACAGGTACTGGTGGGGGCAACATCGGAGTTGGAAATGTACCGCAGCCAGGGGAAGATGAATTTGCTGGGTAGATTACTAGAGTTACCACAAGTAGTAAACGAAGTTTTAGAAAGGAAAGAAGATAATGGCTGAAGTTATGAATCTAGATCCAAGTACAGGTAATCCTGTAGAAAGTAAACGTATTGCTGATGCTAATAAAAGAGCAGAAGAAGCGTACATGAAAAAAATGGAATCTTTGCTGGGTCAAGATTTGTATCGTATGGAAGTTTTTACTGCTGAAGAAGAAGAAGAAATGGAAGCTATAAGAGCTTTACAAGAAGCAGAACGAAAGGGTCGAGAAGCTTATGATAGAATGGCTAAACCTGAAGATCGTATTCCTAAAGCAGAAGGTGGTAAGTTTCCTGATCTTACAGGTGATGGTGAAGTAACACAAGCAGATGTTCTTAAAGGCCGTAAAGTCTTTCAGGAAGGTGGCACATTAATGATGCCAGCAGAAGGAATGCCAGTAGATACCTACGATAACATCCCTCCAGATGAGATGGATGAGGCACTAGCTTCACAACTTCCAGATAATCAAATGGAAGATAGTTATATAGATTATATTTTAGATGAATCACTTGATGATTCAGAACAAGAATATTTAGCAGATGCATTACAAAAAGATCCAAGATTAGAAGGTATCTTAGATAAAGTAATGGTAACTGCTTCAGAGTTTTCAGGTGCTGGAGAAGTCGAAGGCCCTGGAACTGGTGTATCAGACTCTATACCTGCTCGTTTGAGTGATGGTGAGTTTGTATTTACCAGAAAAGCGACCGACCAATTAGGCGCAGATAATCTCCAAGTAATGATGGATGATGCTGAACGTGCTTATGATGGCGGTTATCAAATGAAGGCTGAAGGTGGAATGATGGATGAAGAAGATCCTGGCATAAGCAAAACTCAAGAGGAAATTGAAAAGCTTATGATGGGTGCCAACAGAATGCCTAGTCTTCAATAATTTTTACGGCTACCTTGGTAAGACAAGCCCCATTTACTCGACGGAGTTAATAATGGCTACCTTGCAAGACACAAGCCCCGTAGAGGAGATTGAGAAATGTCAGAACCACAATACGAAGAGGAAGTAAGTAACCCATATAATGCACGTAAACCTTGGCATACGCCAGATGAACCTCGTAGAGGTGATGCAGATGGTTTATTTTATCCAGAGCAACAACAGGCTACCCAACAAGATTTGGCCCCTGATGAAGAAGAAGCTCAACCTCGTAAACGAACTAACTATAAAAAAAGATATGATGATCTAAAAAAACATTATGATCATAAGCTAAATGAGTTTAGGCAAAAAGAAGAAGAACTTCGTGCTATGGCTCAGGCAGCACAACCTGCATATCAGCCTCCTAAGTCTGAAGAAGAGTTAGAGACTTTTAGGCAGGAATATCCTGATTTGTATAATACGGTTGAAACTGTTGCACATATGCAAAGTCAACGTCAAGTAGCAGATCTTGAAGCACAACTACAGTCTATGCGGCAACGTGAGTCTGAAGTATTGCGTAGAGAAGCTGAAACTACGTTGAAACAAAGACATCCAGACTTTGAAGATATTAGAGGAAACGATGACTTTCATGCATGGGCAAAAGAACAGCCAGAGCAAATACAGGATTGGATTTATAATAATCCAGATAATGTATCTTTAGCATCAAAAGCTATTGACCTTTATAAGTTAGAAACTGGCGTAGCTCAAACAAAATCGCAGCCCAGACAACGTAGGCAACCACAGGGTAGTGCGGCTGATATGGTATCAACTAAAACTACTTCTGTAGACGCTAAACAGCCTAAAGTTTGGACTGAACGGGAAATTGCTGCTATGTCCCTTGATCAGTTTGATAAATATGAAGATGAAATCAAACAAGCTATGATGGAGGGAAGAGTAGTAGCATAAATTTAATTTGTGTTATTAGGAGTATATTAACATGGCTTTTAACCAATCAGATCAATTTTTTGAACCAAGTACAGATACTAATGCTAACTTTGGTAACTCTGTATCAGGACAAACGAATTCGTTTTTCCTACCTAAAGTTTATTCCAAACAGGTACTAAACTTTTTCCGTAAGTCTTCTGTAGTAGAAGCAATTACTAACACTGACTATGCTGGTGAAATCTCTGCATTCGGTGATAGTGTGCGAATCATCAAAGAGCCAGAAATTACTGTTTATCAGTATGAGCGTGGTGCTGATGTAACTGCTACTAAACTTACTGACCAAGAACTAACCTTGGTTGTTGACGTAGCTAACGCTTTCAAATTCATCGTTGATGATATTGAAACTAACATGTCTCACGTTAACTTCCGTGACGTAGCAACCTCTTCAGCAGCTTACGCATTGCGTGATGCTTTTGACTCAGGTGTTATTGCTGAGATGTTTGCTGGTGTATCGGCTTCTAGCCCTAACCACATTCTTGGTTCTGACAACGCTACAGACCTTGCTGCTGGCACCTTTGATGGTACTGGTAACTTGGACATTGGTTTTGGTTCTAGTGAGCATGATCCTATTGATGTTCTTTCTCACATGGCTCGTTTGCTTGATGAGCAAAACGTACCTGAAGAAGGACGATGGTTCCTTGCTAATCCAGAGTTCTATGAAGTACTTGTACAAAGTTCTTCTAAGCTCTTGTCAGTTGACTACAATGCAGGTCAAGGCTCAATCCGTAACGGTTTGGTAAGCTCTGGCAAGCTTCGTGGTTTTGATATGTACAAGTCAAACAATATTGCTGCAACTACTAATGCTGCTGGCAAGTGCTTGGCTGGTCACATGTCTTCTACGGCTACTGCACAGACTATTACCAACACTGAGGTTCTTCGTGACCCTGACAGCTTTGGTGATATTGTTCGTGGTCTGCATGTATATGGCGCACAGGTACTTCGCTCTGAAGCTCTTGTGTCTGCTTTCTACGGCATCGACTAGTACTGGATGGGGCTGCTTCGGTGGCCCCTTTCCTTTTTGGAGATATTTAACTATGCCTCAAATTGGTTCAGAAGTAAATCCTGTTACGTTTAGAAAAGCTATTGTTGGTAAAGGAAGCAGATTTCGTAAAGGAATGAATCTTTCTCAGTATAAAGATAACTATGATCGTATTTTTAACAAAGGTGAAAATACAACAGAGTATGAAACAGAGATAGAAGCTGCTAGAGAAAAAAGTAAAACATTTTCAATGGAGCAAGATTAATGGATTTTTTTGAAACTGTTAAAAAATTAGAAGAAAAAAAACAAATGTATGATTTTTTTTCACCAAAAATTAATTCAAAACCTAATGTAAACAAAAATAAAAAAATTAAACCTTTAGAGCCTCCTCCTCTTGTAACATATACAAATAATAATAAAAAGTTAAAAAAAATAAATTTTAATAAAGGTGGATATGTTTCTATTCAAGACATGGAAAAAAATTTAAAGTGAATAAAGTTCCAAGAAAGAAAGGGTATGTTCCTAATAAATACACAGGGAGAAGTATGATGATGTATGGTGGTGATATGAAGCGTAAAAAAGCTGCTATGGGTTATTCTGCGATGGATGAAGAAATGGATAACAAAATGAAAAAACAAATGCGTAGTGGCATGATGGGCGGTGGGCGTAAAATGTATGGGCATGGTGGTAAAGCTAAGTCCGACATTTACGCAATGGAAACTGCTTGTAACAGTATGGCTGGCTACAACAAGAGCCTACCTAAAGGACGATGAAAGTTTCAGCACCTAAAGGCTATCACTGGATGAAACAATCTAAAGGTGGTTATAAGTTAATGAAACACACAGGTAAATTTACACCTCACAAAGGTGCCTCTTTAACTGCTAATTTTGATATACAGAAGGTACATAAAAAATAATGGCTA